GATTTTTTTTGGCGGCTGCTAGTGCTGTTCCGAGTCGTTGGCCGTGTTGTCTGTTGCATTGCATGTGTGCTATTCCGCTGCCGTCTAGGCCGGGTGCTATGTCCCCGGTGATGGCCATTGGTGGTTCGTGGTCGGCGCTGGGGCCCATTGGGTCGCGTCCGCTGAGGGTCATGTCGACGTCGTAGCCGCATCTGATGCATATTGGTTCGCATTGTGCGAGTACTTGTTTGCGCCATTTGTTGTATTGGGGAGTCTGGTGGCCTGCGCTCATCGTTTTGTGTCCATAAGTATTCGAGAGATGCTGGCTTGGGGGTACCCCTTGGCCCGTGCCTGGTCGGCTCGCATGAGGCGTGCGGTTAGGTTTTCGCGGCAGTAGAGGCAAGGCCATGTGCCTGCGTTGTTGTCTATCCATCCTTTGAAGCAGTTGATGTGGTCGCATCCGCATCCGGTTTGTGCACAGTGTGCGTCGTATGTTTGGGTCATTGGTTGTTCCTGTCTCTAGTGATGATCGCCCTTTGTCTTTGACTTGGTGGCCCAAGCCAAAGGGCTCTTGGTGGTTTGTTTTCGTGCATACTTACCCTCCCGGGTTGACCTTCGAGCCGCTGATTCACACCCTCCGTAATATCAAGCGAGGCTCCTCCCACCGATTTTATAGCCTCCAGTGGTATGTCTAGGCTGTTGACTATTTTGGTAGGCATGCCTCGCATATCCAGTCTGGCAGGTTTTGTAAATGGCGGCGCTTGAACCCGAGTTGACCGGCCCCGATGATCGTTTGGCATTTTATACATGGGACGTTGCGGGCCAGTGTGCGACCCGTCCACGTGTTGCGGAGTTTCCCCATTAGATGCCCTTTTGCAGCTGGTCGATGTAGCCGCTAGCAACCTGCTTATCTAGGTCAGTGATCGATGTGACTGCAGGCTTATTCAGGCTGGTCAGCCATTCGTTTACTGCAGCGAGCTTATCCACATCTTCCTTAATCTGATGCTTACCCAAGATGGCGTGAATAGCTTTTATTTGTGCTGCAGTTGCCGGGTACATTGATGACCCTTTAGTCGTTGTGAGGCCTTTATATTCAGGTGGTGCCTCAGTGGCCCAAGGGTCATCAGGTGCTGTCTCAGTGGTGCGAGTGATCACTGGTTGGCGTTCCTTGGCGTGTTGTATCTCATCAATTGTGGCAATGGAAGCATCAATGCCTATACCGAGTGCACCAATAGCGCGACCAAACGCTGACGTTTCAAGGTTTTGGATCTCTGACCCCCTAGTGAAGTTAGTTGTCCCCGGGACTATCTCCCACGCTGTACCGATACCAGGTCGCGCATCGTCTGGTGTTCGGTAGGCGTGTGCCCGGCCAATGACCCATTGTTTACCGTCAATGGTGACCCATTCGGGTGGATCCATTTGTAGTGACCCATCTGGGTACTTTTTGATGAATAGTTTGATGCGGCTGGCCACATCAATGTAACCGTCAAGGTTGTAGCTCATGATAGGAGCTCGTCAGCGAGTTTAGCGAGTGCCAATAGTGACACCCATGAGTTGTTCGTCGGGTCGCGGTAGAATTCCTCTGTCTCTAATTCGACCCAGATATCAATGACATTGAGCATGTCGTTGATGCCGTCCTCGTAACCGTTGCACTCCACTACTGTCTTTTTACTCATGACGACCACCTAGCCGCCCCCATATTAAACCGATTACTAGGCCGGCAGTCAGACATACGAGGCCCAGCATGCTCGGGGTCATGCTGCACGCTTCCACATGCGAATTGACCGGCCATTATTTGATTCCCTCGTCGAAGTCACGAAGTTACCTTGCGAAGTAATAACGCCCATCGATGCCCATGAGCGAAACAATGCCCCTATTTGGTTCGGGTGCCCGTCAGGTTTACCGATGGCTTCAATGAGCAAGTCGGCCGTGAATAGGCCACCGATTGCTAAGGATTTACGGAAAATGGTGGCTTGGATGCGCCACTGTGGGTCTATCTCTGCGAGCACCTGGGCATCTTCACGGTCGTACCGTTCACAATATGTGCAGAGTTGGCCTGTGCAATTGTGCCCGGGCCGGTCAAGCTGAATGTCACCAATTGAGTCAAACAATGCTTCTGACATGTTTCCCCTTTTTTTGCTAGTGCCTAGTGTGTTGGCGAGGCCTGCCACTAGAAACAGGCCCCGCCGGAGACATCCCGTCAACTCACGTGTGACGGGTACGCGGCTTCCCCTCCGCTGGTATGTCCGTGGCCCTATCTTGTAGAGCCGGCGGCGCCGTGTCAATCACTTCACCTAGATTCGGGCGTGTTGGGCATAATTTCAGGTGACCACCTGTGTGACATTGTGCGCCGGTAGGCCAGCGTGGGCTTGCCGTCCCTAATTGTTATCAATGCTTGGCCATTTAGGTCAAGGTCGGAGAGTTCAACAACATGATAGGTGACTAGGCGCACCCGTGGCGTGTCAGATTCCAATGGTCGGCCCCCCTGCCGTTGTTCCATGCCGTATAGAAGGCCCTGTCTTGGAAGTAGCGGTTCCATTCCTGTATCGGGTGCTGCCGTAGTGCCTTAATCTCTGAGATGAGGCCGTCGGCGGTCGATCGACTTTCCCTGATCATCATGTACGTAAGGCTAATCCGCCATTGACTGTCAAGAAATTGGTAGGCGCCAGCTGCGGTCGATATGGTGCCTCTAGCCCTATAGTTATAACGGGATTCCCTGTGCATAATGCACTGGCGAACTAATGCCCATTTACTGTGATAATGCTGCCCCTTATATAGGCTTCGTTCGTGACCTTTCCAGTCCCGTGCAGCTGCTGAGTGTGCTGCAGTGTTTTCGACACATGCCGGGCTAGTCACCAGTGCAGCGCATAGCAACAATTCCGGAATCATCCGGCCTCGATAACTGTCACCGTGCTCGATATTCGGGTACGTTTCCCGATAATGAATTCGATGGATTCCCGGTCGATGCGGCGCTGCCCGCCCGGCGTAGTAATGGATTCGATTTGGCCCGAGTCCGAATAGCGCCTAATTGAGTCCCGAGACACCCCGAGCAGTTCAGCAGCTTCACCTGGTCGAATGTATTTTGTCATGTGTTCCCCTTTAGTCAAGGTTGAGACTACCGGTCAACGGTTGTTTTTGCGTGCTTTTGCTAGGTCGCGTGTCCAGCGTGCTTTTGTTACTGGTGACCGGGCAAGGATAGGCAGCGGGAACACTGTCCCGTCACGGTCTGCACCTGACGTGAACGATATGTGAATATGGGCTTCGTGACCGTAGTTCCCGTGGCGCCATGTCCACCATTGTTTCCTGTATGTCCCTGACGCAATCCTGTTTTCGTAAACGACATATTTGAGCCTTGATGCACCGGGCAGGCCGCTGGCCGCGTAGTCCAGGAGCTGGTTGGCAAGGAGCCGGGCAGTGCGCCCATTACGGTTCCGGCCTTTCCCCATATTTTCATCAATGTCGATGGCGTGGACTACCCCGGCCTTGTTCGGATTGTGGTCAGATATTCTCAGAGAGTGTGCCCGGTCACCAATCCATCCATCTGATCTTTTGTCACGCTTACGCCATTTCCGGTTCACTTGATCCCGTAGTGTGACGCCGCCTTTACATAGTCTCGCCATGATCTAGCCTCCCATATCGTGTGTCGTCACCGTTCAAAGCGTTAATGATCACTGGGATGACTGCCGCCGATACGGCCACAATAAGCGGGTGCACGTCGGCAGTTGCCAGCCACGACAATAGTGCGCCCAAGGCGGCCCCTGACGCTATTTTTACTATCGAGCCCTCCCATGTGGAGGCTAACCAATGCTTCATATCAGAGCCCTAACTTCTCGGAGATCTGGTCGACTTTCGCGGCAACGTCGGCTAATGATTCGCCACCGTTACGGAAGCCCGGCTGTATTGTGAGGGTCGCTTTCTTGATCTCATCCCGTACGACGTTGCGGATGAGCCACACGAGGCCCGTTCCCATGATCGCTAGGGCGGCTAATGATGTGGCTATGAGGCCGACGATGTCGCCAAAGTCCACCGTGTCAGCCTTTTAGTTTTGCTCGGACAATAGCCCTTGCGCGTTCAGTTTCGGTCGCCAACTTAGGGTGCTTCGATGACGTTGGCTTTTTCTTGGGCTCCACTGGTTCCGGTGGCGTGTCGACTTGTAGGTCTTGATCTATTTCACTCACTAGGTGCCTCCATTAATTGTGGGTACATGACTGCGAGCATGGCCTGCGTGAACCCGAGGGATAGGGCGAATGCTCGGGCGTCGCTTAATGCTTTGAGTCGGGCTTTTTCCTTATCAGCAACGGCTTTGACGGCCAGAGGGTAAGCGTCTGTAATCTCTTGCTCTGTTGGTTTAGGCGTGTCCGAGAGCCACGTCAAACCGGTGTAGTCGTCACCGTTCAAAGTCCACTTTGAATCGGGGTGCAAGTATGTGAGAGTGAAAGCTATGTCGGTCATGCGCTTATCTCCATGACAGTAATCGTTGAGACTGTCCTCACTTGCCCCGCGTTGTCAAAGTCAGAAGACATGCGATTCATGTACGCGGTTTCTGTACTGCCGTCTCGGTTGTATAAACTAATCCCATAAGTGAGTTCGGAAGTCGAACTAGGCGAATCAACAAAAGTCTGCGTAAGCGCCACAATATCTGACGCATTATTAGATAGCGCACCGCCATACGCCGAGAGCCTAGCCCTAGACGATGCCGCGGCTGCCACTCCGATAGCAGTTGAACCACGGCGAATAACAAACCCACCAATGCCTAACTCACCACTATTAGAAAGAAACGTGGACACATCTACACGAATTTTGCTACTAGTAGACGTGGGTATGATTGCCACAGTCAGCCCGGTCACAATGCTAGTCGAAATCGTTTGCGACGTGATTGATTCGCTATAAGTATCCACTTTAGTGACAGAAACAACCTGCAACACTTTCCCGCCGTCGAGTCCGTCGATATGGTTTGCTAAGGCCAGACTCACGGCCGGATAACCGGCTACAAGATCCGAAGCCTCCACATATGGTGTGCCTGCTGCTGTTGTCGCCATTTCTCACGCTCCTACTAATGAATCGTTGGACACTATTTCGAACCATGCCGCGTCTGCGTCCACGGCGCTCCATGTCAAGTCTGCTGTTACTTCTCCCCATGTTAGCGTCTGATAGGAAAATCGAGGGTCGCTAATGGATACCGTTAGGACGTGTTGCCCGTTGTTGTAGGAGTCAGTCCATCCTTCGAGGATACCGATATAGGACGAATACGGGCCAGACGCCGGCAAGCCCGTCACCGTTACTAGGTTACCCGACACTAGGGCTAGAGCTTCGTCGAGTTGATTGTCGGTTAGCTCGTTCATTAAAATAGATATTTGCCCGAGATTCCATAGCGGATTCGCTTGGGCTGTAATGATGTTACCGGCCCGAGTTGTCGCATCCGTCGAGTCTTTGATCTGTGTCTGTAGCCTGTACTCGCGCCGGCCGTAGGCCGCTATCGACGCGCTATCGGTTTGATTCACTATTGCATCCGCTAGATAG